TAGTGCGGTGAAGTTGTCGTATGAAGGGACGCGTGGCATCAATCACCCCCGGAAAGATCGGTCGGCGATCGGTGCAGATGACTGCCCGCCTGAGAATCCGGGAGATCCCCCGGCCTTGTTCATCATGTACCAGCTACTCGCCACTTGGCCGGCGTCACCAATCAGGGACGACCCGGCAGCGGCCAGTGGGTTGATACCCGAGGCCGTGGCCCGACCAACTGCGGCCTCGCCCCGATAGTTCTGCGCCTGTGTGCGATAGCCCCATGCCGAGCGGATCGCGTTGGATGCGATCGTGTTCGCGTCGATCTCGCCCATCACGTCGGTGGTGGTCAGAACTTGCGCGGCAGTGCCCTCACCCAGATCGATGCCGTTGGCCGCCATGCTGGCGCGCTGCGCACCCTTGACCTGTGCGGTCTTGAGCTTGGACGACTGCACCTCGCGCTCGCCACGCAAGAGTTCGCCCTTGGCACCGAGCTCGGCCATGCGGGCGTTGATCTCCGACATCTGCGCCTGAAAGCGCAGATTGTTCTTGGCGTTTTGCGCGGAGTAGTAGGCACCGAAGGCACTGCCGACGGCACCTATACCCATGAGAGCGACGTTTGCGTTTAAGGGTGTCATGGCGTGGGTTCGAGCACTATGCCGAGACGGTAACCCCCCGCCCCGGCGATACGTGCACCGATCACCCGCCCAGCGCGACCTCGAGCGTCAGGGAGACGATCGTCAGGGGCAGCGGGTCAACCTGCCGCACGAAGACCTGCCCGGAGTCGCGCCACGAGGGCGTTACCGACACTTGGATCTCTTCGGACTTGAGGGCCGGGGGCGAGCCATAGGCTTCGGTCGTGCGCTGCTTGGCTTCGGTCAGGTTGTCCTCGTCCGGGCCGACGAAGATCCCGCTCGAGCGATACACCCGCAACCACGCCTTGTTGACGTTCTTGGCCCGGCCCTGCCCGAACGCATTGTCGACCGCAGCTGCCAGCGGCAAGGTCTGCAAGTCGGCGACGATCGGCAGGCCGATGTGCGCGGTGATGTCGTAGGGGTTGCCGTCGTCATCGACCAGGGGGATGTCCAGGCCGACCGCCCCGCCCGTAACCGTGCGCTGCGGGTGAACCGCACCGTTGACCAGGATGTTGACGACCTTACCCTCGAGGTGGCCCAGGCCTGTGATGGTCGCGACGGCCGTGCCCGTGTAGCTCAGGCCAGCGTCGACGAAGAACGCGTCCTCGGCGTCGATGAACAGGCGCGAGGCCATGCGCTCGACGTAGCGCTTGCTCGATCCGTTGATCGTGCGCTTGACCACCACATAGAGCGCGTCCTCGTCACCCTCAGCGACGACCGCTATCGACTCGAACGTGCCGTCGGTGTCGTGCCAGTGCCAGGCGCCGACCTGTTGCTCGGGCACGTAGGTAAAGCCCAGCAAGGTGCCAGCGCTGGACACCATCCACACGATCGGCGTGGGTGCCTTGGCCAGGGCTGCGTCGACGATGCTCCTACCGTCGAACAGGTGCGGCGTGCGCAGCGACAGGTCGCCCGTGACGTAGCCGCCCGCCGTGTCGTTGTAGGACATCTCGCGCACGTGACCGCCACGGGAGGCCGCGTAGATCAGGTTGTTGTTCACGATCACCGGCTGCACGTTGTTCGCGCCGACGTAGGACTGCGTGCGCACGCTGGTGGTCGTGGGGGTAAGCACGTCGGAGTTGACCGATCGCACGCGCCACTCGGCCGAGCCGGTGAGCATGACCAGGTCGCCAATCGGCACCAGGTGGCGGATCGTGTTGGCCTCCCGGGCCGCAACGCGGAACGAGATCGCGTCATCGTCTCGCGTGGGCAGCGAATACGACAGATTCGACTCGGTGCCCGAGCGCGTGAACCATACGTTTTGCGGCTTGTTCGTCGTGCCCGCAAAGACCCGACGCTGCTCAAAGTAGGACACGGCCCCCGGGTAGTCGCCTGCCCCGGCGAACGGACTGTTTTGGATCGGGGTCGTGTTGCCGTAATCGGCCGCGATGTTGTCGTCGACGAAGCTGGTGCCCTCGGCTTGCCCGATGTAGCCGTACAGCCCGTTACTTTCCTTGTAGACGTTGTACCGACTGGCACCGGCCACGGCCGACCACGTGACGGTGTTGTAGTTGCCGGTGGTGAGCAGGTCGTTGGTGCAGGTTGCGGCCGATGATGCGACCGACTCGTCGACGCCGTTGCTCGAGATGGCCGTCACCTTGTAGCTGTATGTGGTCGCACCCGCCCCGACGGTGGCCGTGGCCGTCACACCCGCAGGGGCAGCGAGGTCTGGCGTGAACGAGATCGTGGTCAGCGTCCAGTTGGTCGAGGCGATGCGACGCAACTCACGCGGCGCATAGTTCGGGTGCACCAGGGTCAGCACGTCGGCCGACTGCACGTAATGGATGTCGAATAGGTCCGCCTCGGCGTAGGGTGTCGTGACCTCATAGGGAACGCCCAGCGACAGCAAGGTGCCGCCCTGCGTGTGAAATCGGACGTAACCGTCGCCGAACTCGAGCACCATGGTCTGCGTGGTGCTGTACGTGAACGGGATCAGGCGCGTGCGCTTGGCTGAGGTCTTGACCTCGTTAACGAACGCGAAACCGGGTCGGTTTGTCGCCGGGCCGTGGGGCAACGCGATGAAGTTGCGCATGCGGGCCGCGCCCGTCTGGTACTTTACATCGTCGATGCGGCCGAACATCTCGGGCGAGACTTCACCCCCGGCAAATGAGCGTTGGAGGGTCTTGATGTTGGCCATCTCAACGCCCCCAAGCTGTCAGGTTCATGTTCATGCCGCGCGTAGCGATGAAATCCGGCACGTGCAGTGGCTCAACTTTGCGGTGGGCGGCATCCGACACCAACGCCTTACTGAGCCACGCCTGTGCCATCTGTGCGCAGCGCTTGCCCTCGGCCGCCCCGACGTCACCTTTGATGACTGGTCCCGCGATCATGCTCGCCAGGTGCCACGACAAGGCCATCGCAAACAGGGGCGAGAAGGTCGTGGTGTCCGTCACTCGCGCCACGTAGCGCACGACCGCGTCGGCCTGGTTAGTGAGGATCACCTCGGCCAGATCGTCGTTGATCTCGACCGTGAAGTGCTGCGCGGACTTGCTGCCCAGCGTCTCAAGGTCGTCTGTGATGGCCGGGTCGATGATGCTGATGATGCGCAGGCAATCCGACGGCTTTGCGTAGGCGTGTTCCCACTGCGTCCACGTGTTCGTGAGCTCGGCCAGTGTCGCCCGGCGCGTCGCGAATCGCCACGTGTGCATCTCGAGCAAGGTGTCGCGCGCCATCGGGTAAAAGCGTGCGCAGTGCTCGGCCTGTGCGGAACCCTCTGGCGGATCGAGGCTGGCCACGGTGGCGTTGTCGCCCAGGTGGCTCAATGCCAAATTGCAGATGTCGACTTCAGATGCCATGTCCAACCCCTCAAAAAAGAGGGGGCCGCGGTTTCCCTTGGCCCCCTCAACTGGCTCCTGCTAGGGAGATTTAAACCAGGTCCTCGGCACCCTTGCCATCACCTTCGGGCTTGGCTTTGACGGTCGCTTTACCCTTGCCTTCCGACTTGGGTTCAACCAGTCGCAAGGTGTCGGACAAGCGCATGTCTTTGCCGTCCGGGCCTTTGGGGAACTCGGTCTCGAACTCCTCGCCGGCCTTGACCATGCGGGACTCGTGAGAGATCCAGCGGTTGACGTCGGTGATGTACTTAGGCATCGGTTACCTCTTAGGCTACGGTGAAGCCGGAGGGGTAGTTCTTGCTGACGCCCACATCCTCGAGGGTGATGGTTGTCGAGAACTTACCGGCAGTCAGCGGACCAGTGGCGACCGTGTACTGGATACCCAGATAGCGCTGGCCGATTGGCTGCGCGTTCAGGATCGCCGATGGCAAGCGAATGAAGATCGGCTTGCGGTTCAGCGTCAGGTCGGTCTTGGGGATCGCATCGGTCTGCACCAAGATCGTGGGCGAGCCCAAGTTCGCGGCGGCAGAGGTGATGATCTGGAAGGTCACAGTCGCAGCGCCCGCGGCCGTAGCCGCTTCGTCCACGCTGATCGCGAAGTACAGGTCTTCACCTTGACCCAGGTCGCGGTTGACGCCCAGGTCGATGGTGTTGGTCGAGACGGCTGTCGCGGTGACAGCTTGTGCGCTCGACAGTTGCAGCAGTGCATCGGTCATTGGCATGGTGGATTCTCCTTCACCGAATTAGGACACGAGGGATTCGGCGATGCCGAGGCCGTCGACGCTGCGCACGGGGATACCCATGAACGTCAGCTGATTGATGTTCTGACCGAACTGCGTCATGGCTTGGTTGATGCCCAGCGCGCTGTTGGACTTCTCCAGCGCTTGAATCATCAGACCTTCCTTGATAGAGCGGTTTGCGTAGAACGCAGCGCGACCCATCTGGAAGTTCGGGATGCGAGCGATGGCGCGCATCATCAGCTTGATGACGTTGGTCGAAGCGGTCGAGGCTTGTGTGCCAGTCACGCCAACCCAGTCGGAGACGTCGATGTTCGCGATACGAACGACATAGCGCCAGTCTTTGACGACCAGGCCAGCATCCCATTGGAACAACGAGCGAGCGGCCTGATACCAGCCACCAGATGCGTCTTGCACCGATTCCTCGCCCAGGTCACGAGACTGCAGACCAGCGCGCGAACCCTTGGGGAATGGGCAGAACACGGTTTGCTCACCCCACACCACCAGGTAGATCGAGGCGTTGTCGGAACCTGCGCCACCGGCTAGGATCACGTTGCCGCCGTTACCGGCCGAGGTGCTCGAGTAGCGAGTGGCCAAGCCCGAGAAGGTCTTCATGTCGGAACCGACGTTACCGTTGAAGATTTTCGAGGTCATTTCCTGACCCATCGCTTCGATGAACGCGGACTCTTCCGACAGGCGGAAGGCGGCCGAGTTGCCGTTCAACTGCAGCAGTTTGGCGTCGATGTGCGAACGCGACTCCAGCATCGCGCACGGCTCGGTGATCTGAGCGGTGGTCGACTTGCTGGACGGAACGCCCGCGTTGTATTGGCGCCAGTAGACGGAAGGCAAGCCGGTGCGAACTGCAACGACGTGACTGGTCGGCTGGTTGGCTTCCTTGAAGACGACGTCTTCCAGGATCTCGTTTTGTTGCGAGAGCAACTCTGCAACGGGGTCGATCTTGCCGTCAGGCCCGATTCGCTTGGAGTAATCGGCCAGGGTCAATTGGCCAGTGGATAGGGTTGCCATGTGTGGGCTCCTTTACGGGTTCATGTTCGGGTACATCCGTTGCGCGATGGTTGCGGGTTCGGCATTGCCGGAGTTCCCACCACCGACGAAGCGGTCTTCGCTGATGGCCTTGCCGGTTCGGTACATGAACCGGATCACCTCGGGGTGATTGCCCAGGCCGGACTCGTTGAGCAGCGTGCGCAATTCTGGCGATCCGAATTGTTCGAGAGCCTTCTTGGCCACGCCCAGGTTTTCGTTGAGCTTGTCGCCCCCGAACTCCTTGTCGGCGCGGGCGTTGTCTGCCCACTCGGTGCGGATCGTCTCGATCTGCTCGGCTTGACGGGCCGCCATTGCGGGCGCCATCTTGTCGAGGATCTTCTGCGCAGCTTCTTGCGGGAGGTTCAATTCCTTGGCAACTTCCGAGAACTGCTCGATCACATTTGCGTCAAGCGTGGAGCCCTCGGGCGCCTGGAACTCGTACTTGTCAGGGGCGCCTTGTGGCTTGTCCCCCTCGCCTTCGGTCTTGCCTGCGTCGCCACCTTGCTGGGTGGTGTCCGCGGTCTGCCCTTCGGTCGCTTGCTGCTGTTGTGCCGACTCAGCACCGGGCTGTTGACCCTGCGCACTGTCGGCAGCTTGCGATGCGGCCTCACCCTGATTGGTGTCAGCGGGCGTTTCCGTCATCAGCGTTTCGCTCATTTGCGTTTTCCTTAACCATCACCGAATAGAGCTCAGGGGTGTGCGCGTGGATCAGCGCAAGGGTGCGGTTGCCAAAGTTTCGATTGCCCTCGGCGAATGCCATTTGCATCGCGTTGGTGTTGAAACTCAGGCGGAACACACCGGACTGATCCAGAAGGCGCCAGATGATCCGACGCCCCCGCTTGCTACCCATGAGCCACTTGATGCCGTCCGCCTCGTCCTCTCGGGTCAGTCGCTCGCGTGCGGCCTTGTCGGCTTTGGCGCGCTCCTGAGCTCGCGTATCCAAGGGGTCGAAATTGCTCATGCCCGCAGTGTCAGGTCGATCTGCGGAGGTACGTGCACCCGTCACGCGTAGAAGATGTCGCCCACCACTGCGCCGGCCGTCGTTGCAGTTGCGTCCGCGTCGGCCGATCCCGTCACGATGGTGTACGCGATGCCCGTGGTGAACGCGATGCCGCCCTCGATGGCGATCTCACTCTTGCCGTTGGCAGGGATGCCGATCGTTCGCACCACGCCCGTGCCGGCAGTCGGCGCCGTGGCTTGGTTGTGCAGCTTGACGTACTGGATGCTCGCGGTCGTGTTGACCAACTGCCAGCCCAGCACGCGCCCGGCCGAGGCCTTGGCCACCGTGGCGTTGGTGGTTGCGGCCGACACGACGTGCGCACCGGATGCGGCGCCCGTGGCGTTGGCCCGATACTGCTGACCAACGTCGCCAATGGCGTTGGTTCCTGCGGCCATGGCCGGCGTCGGACTGGTCGGGTGCAAAGCGACGACCAGGGCTTGATCGGTCGCTGCCGCGGCGGCCGAGGCCTTCTTGACCGTAGCCGAACGCCATGGGAATGCCGGATCGCACACACCCTGCGCGTTCTTGCCCGTGTCACCCACGCCGATCGAGATGGCCTTGATCGTGGCCGATACGCCGGGAGGTGTGGCACCGGCCACCGACATGATCGACACGGGGAGGGTCTGAATGTCGGGGTTCTTGTACGACGCCGAGGCGACAGGGACGTCCGTCGTGCCGACGTAGAAGAACGCCAAGTCGGCGCGCAGCACAAGCAGGAATCGTCTATATGAGCCGTCCGCAGGCTTGTACGCAGTCAGGTCTTGGCTGAATGTCTCGACACCGTTGGCGTACACCTTGGCGTAAAGGTTGCCCAAACCATCGAGCAAGAAGCCGGTGCCGTTGACGATGATCGAGGACGTGGTCGGTGCAGCCTGCACTGAGCCGTGGCCAAACCAGCGTGCTGAGTTGGCGATCGCGCTGTTGTCAAAGGCCAGCGCTGCGCCGATCGGCAGGAAGTTGAGCCCGCGATTGGTAAATGTTGGCTGAGTGTACAAACCACCGTAAGCGCTCGCAGTGGTGGAACTCGCGACAGTCAACACGCCAGCCGTCACGGTTGCCGTGCCCGTGCTGTTCTTGGCCGTCCATCGGTCGGTCGTGTCGAGCGAATCCAGCGGGTCGAAGAACTGCGCCGTGGGCTCATCCGTTACCCGCGCATAGCCGTATGCCGCAACACCCGCTACCAGGCCACCAGGGCCGGCTGGGATAGCAGCCGTCGCGGGTGCAAACGTGCCGTCACCGAGGTCGACGTACTTGACCGCGACACTGCTGTCGTCTTCATGCCGAATGGAGGTGTTGCTCATGATGTCGTGTCCGGATTCGTTGGTTACGTACTGCGCTTGGGTGCGAGTTTGATACGCGGAACCGGGGGTATGTGCACCTGTATCCCGGGGATCAGCGGGATCGGCTGATCGAGTCCGAGTTCCCGGACCAATGCCATCGCCAGATGTGACTCGCCCCTGATCGCTTCAACAAGTGAGTCAGGGACGAGGTCGGGTGCTTGACCAAGAAGCACCTCGGTGCTTATGGGAGGGCTTCTTGCGGGGCATGGGTTACGCGTTACCTTACCGCGAGCTCGCCGATTGCCAACACGCCGCTCGCATGTGCATAGGCTTCGCCAACCGTACCGGGGTGCAGACCGTCCGGTGTTGCGTAAGGTCCGAACATGTACGCGGTCGTGCCATCTGCGTACCACTTGTTGTCGGTTGTCCCTGGTAAACACGTTGCAGCGGCGACATCAAGAAAGCCTGAATAACCCGATACCCCCGCACGCACAGCGGCATTTGATGCGGTTCGGCGCGCATCAAACGTGCTCACGTTGTACGCAGCTTGGTCACTACCGTCGGCCGAGTTCCATGTCCCAGTTGTGCGTGGGGTACAGGTGCAGTTAACGACAGGCTTTGTGAAGGTGGCCAAGTGTGTGGCAAATCGCCGTGTCATCTCGGCAGCATCGACCGACCCACTTTCAAGCAGGTCGTTGATCCCGTGGCCGGTGATGACGTGGGACGCGTATTGCTCTAGCTCAATGCGCAAGGATCGGTTCGCGATGCTTTCCCAGTGCTTCATGCTTGAGCCACCCTGTGCGACGTTCATCACACCGCAGGTTGCAGCAATGCTGCGAGAGAGGATCCCCTTGTTGCCGCCGTTGTTTGCAGATGAGCGATACCCCATATCGATAGATGTGCCCACATAGAGCACGCTCGGGGCCGATGTTTGGGTGACGATGGCGCACGCACCATAACGGTAGTTTGTTGAGCTTGTGCCACCTGTCCAAGTGCTCATGCTGCTGACTTGAGTCAGGCTCAGACCGGATGCAGCAAAGCGGAAAATCTCACCGTTCGTTGCGTCAAGCGCTTCGGCGCCCGCCTCACCGTACTCGAATGCGATGCCGACCGCGCTGTCATAGGCGACCTGATACCAGACATAGGAATCCTTTGGCACGCTCACATAGATCGGGTCGTGCAGCGGAGTCATTGACAGGTCACCTGCGGACACTGACGTAGCCCCTCCCCATGTCAACTGATACGCCTTGCCGCCAGTGATGGCGCCCGCAGAGTTCGTTCCGCCGACGATGAGGTAGCCCGTAATCGTGGCCGATGCCCCGACACCCGTCTCCAGGCCGCCGTTGTTGCTCACGACTGCGAAGTTCGGGAATCGCGCCTGCAAAAACGAGGCCCCAGAGCCAACCAGCTTGTAACGGCTTCGGCAAATCATCTGTTTGGCCGATGTGCTTGTCGTTGTTGGTAGACGGGTCGAGTCAGCGATGTGACCCAAATACCGCGGCGAATAGGTGGTCGGGTTGAGCTTGAACAACTTCTCGCTCCCGTCCGGGTCTTTGATCCCGACGATGTCGCCGGTCACATCGTGATAAAGAAACGGGCTGTTGCCTTTCATGTAGGGCATAGGTTCACCTCTTACGTGTTGTAGCCAGAGAACATGTCGATCACGTTGCTCAGTGCGCTCGGCTTGTCGGTCTGCGCACTGGCGAGCTTCTGAGCCGTGTCTGCGCTCTGGTTCATCATTTCCATCTGCTGCTGCGCCTGTGCGGCCTTGGCTCGCTCTTGACGGATCAGCGCAACGCGCTCACCAGGTACGACCAGATCCGGGTCGACACCCAGCATGTCGGCATAAGCGTCGGCCCACTTGTCCGAGTCGAACTTGTCGAGCACGTCCGGCTTGAACGATGCGATGGCGCCCAGGTTCGAGACGTAGCGGTCGACCGAGTTGGTGGCCACGGCGCGCTGCGCCTGTGCAAGCATCGAGACGAACTCGATGTTGAGCTCCATGCCCTGCAACTCATCGGGAGGTGGGGGCACGATGCCGGCTTGCAGCATCCGCTCGAAGGTCATCTCGATGAGCGGGTCGAGCAGTTCGTTGTGCAAGCGCTCGATCACGGGGCCAAGCATCAAGAGCTTCTCTTCGTGACGCTCGGCGACCTCGGTCGCGGTCATCTGCGTGTTGACACCGCTCGAGAGCATCAGGAACATGTCGGCGTAGAACGCACGACGAACACGCTCGCGCACGTCCTGAATGTCCATCAGCAGGTGGCTCAGGTCCAGGTTCACCTCGAACGCAGTGCGAATGCCACCGTTCGGTGAGGTCATGTCGACGAAGGTGGAGCCACCGGGCAGGAAGTCCGTCTCCGCATTCTTGAGCGCGGTCGGCATTTGCAGGGGCGGCTTGGTCTTGAGGTCGATGGCCTGCGCCTTGCGCAGCTGTTCGTGCTGCAACTGCTTGATGTCGCCCAAGGCCTGCATGCCCGGCGAGTTGCCGTAGATGTCGCCACCGGAGACGGCCCAGCGTGGGGCCACACCCGGGAAGGTCTTGAAGCCGGACTCGCGCAGGTATTGGCCAGCGGCCGCACCGGGTTCGAAGTAGCACGACTTAAAGGCCATGTTCTTGCTGTCGCTCTTGCGCGGATCGCGGTCCGTGCGTGGCTCGATGGCGTGGATGATCGTGACCCACGCGTCCAACTTGTTGCGGTCGTACAGGTTTTTGACGGTCTGACTGACGTTGTCCCGGCCGAACTCGCCCACCAACTCGCCGACGGTCTTGTCCAGTTCGCGATAGATCGTGTTGACCTGCCCACGGTAGTCGGTGGCCAGTGCGTACTCGCCCGTGGTCAGGCTGTAGTGGTGGATGACGTTGTTGTAGTCGGGCAGCACGATGTCGGCACCGGTGCCGAATCCGCCGAGTTCCTCATACACCGAGTGCAGTGCGCGGTACGTGTTCGACTTGGAGAACACCATCAGCATCAAGCGCTGCACCTGTGCGAGCCACTGCTTGACGGCCGCAGACTCATCCAGTCCCGGGTCGGAGGTGGTCAGTCGGAACCAGGGGCGGGCCGGGGACGTGGCGCCCGACATCATCCCGGCGCCCAGCACGTGCAGCGCGTCGATACCCGTGGAGTCGTAGATCGCGTTGTGCCGCTTCTCGCCACGGTTGCGATCGGTAGTGAAGAACCGGCCCGAGCGTGGCATCAGGTAGTCGCTGATCTCTGACCAGTGCGACATCCAACTGGAGCGCTCGTTCTTGAGTGCGGCCCAACGGGCCAGCATCTTGTCGCGTGAGGGTGTAGCGGCTTCGCTCATGTCACATGCCCAAGAGGGTGTTCTTGCCGATCTGCAGGGTCGACGGGTCTACGCCACCGGGTCCGGTCAGCATGGTCCCGGCGTTGCCCGCCAGTGCGGCCTGTTGGTTCGCAGCCAGTGCGGCGCCCGCGTTGGGCTTCTTCGCGTTGGACCGATTGAACTCGCGCTCGGCTTGCACAGCCTGCTTCTCGGCTTGGGCCGTGGCATCGCGTTGGGCACTGGCTTGGCGCTTGCTTGCGATGTTCTGCGTGTAGGCGCTGTATGCAGTCGCACCAGCGGCGACTACAACGGCAGCGGTCAATGCACCGGACATGTCACTCTCCTGTGATGACGACCGTGTTCTCGCATTGGCGAGACATGAGTCGGTCGGCGTCGTCTGTGAACTCCCACTCGCATGCCTCGACGGTCGTGCTCTGGGTGGGGAAGATCATCGTCACGTCGGTATCGGCGATGGCCCGAAAGGCCTGCTTGCGCCCCTTGGCGGCCGGTAGCACGTGGTAGCCCTCGAGCTCGAGCGTTCCGCCCTCCACTGCCACGAGCACGTGCCCGTTGACGATGACGATCGTGGCCAGCTTGATCTGCGCGCCCGTGATGTCGACACCGGCCGGGATGCGGATCGTGCGGGCATACATGCCGCCATGGATCACGTGATGCGTGGGCATGTCGACCTGCGGCAACTTGGCCAGCTCGCTCTCGTACTGGCTAACCCGGTCGATCGTCTCCGGGGTCATCGGCGTGATGCCGTAGTGGGTAGCGATCAAGTCACTCATCGCGGCACCCACATGAAGGTTTCGTTGGTGTGGCGGAAGTCCAGATGGGGGAGCAGCTGCGACAACTGGCTACCCACCGGTGCGCTCATGAGCAAACCGCGCACGCCCTGCTCGGCTGCGAAGTTCTTGGCTGCCGTCACCACGCTCAAGCCCACGCCACCACGGTGCTCAGGGTCGACATAGATCGACTCGACGACGGCAGTGCGCACACCGAAGTGCGGCAGCTTGTGCAGCAAGATGAGCAGGAAGCCAACCAGCGTGTTGCCCGTGCGCACGGCAAAGGTGTGCAGCGCGCCGGCTTGTTCCATGAGGTTGTACGTGTCGACCTGCACCTCGCCCGGTGTGAACTCGGGGATCGCGCACTCACGCGTGTAGCCATCGACCAGCGCGTAAAAGGCCGGGTCGCTTTCCAGATCGGCGAATGTGCAGTGGGTGATGGCGTAGGTCATGACCCCGGACGATAGGGCCGTGGTGACCCGATACGTGCACCCGTCAGCGCACCGAAGCGTAGGGGTCGTGCACTCGACTGCGCCCAGCTTGTCCGGGGATCTGCGCCCTGCGCTTGGCAACGGGCTGCGCGAACGTCAGGGCCAACGCGTCCGCAATGTCGGGAGATCCCGCGTCGGGCAAGCGCTTCTTGATGTCGTCCTTGCTCTCCAACTGGATGCGGTTGGAGACGTCGAACTTGTACGTTGGTGTGGCGAGCTCGAGCTTGAGCGAGTTCTCGTTCGGGATCGACGCCCCGCCACGCACCCAATCGGCCATCTCGAACCACATCTCGGCGCGCTTGTTGAGGTAGCGCGGGTCGATGGCTTTGCCCCCGAAGTTCACCTCGATGACGTCGTAGCCAAGCTGGCGCAAGCGGTCGATCACCCCGGCCCCGGCCCCTGAGTCGATGAACACCGCATCGGGCTGGCGATCCTCGATCATGGCCGCCACCCGCGCGGCAAGTTCCATGTTGTCAATGCCGCGGTAGATGCGGGGCGAGGCTGCGGCCAGGCCTTGCCGCTCGATGATGACACTTCGGTCGTCGCCAAAGCGGGCCGGGTCCACGCCGAGAATGCGCGGCGCGTAGTCCATCGAGCCGACAGGGTGCTCGCGCTTGGCGGCCGTCTCGACGTCGGTCAGGCTGATGAGTTGATCCTCACCAGCGGCCGCGAAGTCACAGAGGAACTCACGGGCGAACGTCGTCTCGCTCATCGACTGGCGCATGCGCTCGATCTCGACCGGGTCCAGTGCCTCGGTGTCGTAGACCGTATAACGTGCGGTGTACCACTCGGCTTTGTTCTGCGCTGCGAAGTACAGCGACGAGAACAGGTTGATCCCCTTGGGCGTGCCGATGAACCACGCAAAGCCCTTACGATCGGCCAGGGCGGGCTGAATGACCTCCTCCCATACCTCGGCCTTGATCTGGGCCACTTCGTCGATTACAGCCCCGTCTAGCCGCACTCCTCGCAGTCTGTCAGGGTCATCGGCCCCGAAGATGCGGATCGTGGCCTGGTTGTGGGTGAACCGGACGAAGAGTTCCGACTCGTTGACCTCGACCGTCCCATGGGGGATGAGAGGCGCGATCATCTGCTTGAGCCGTGCCCACGCGATGATCTTGGCCTGCTTGAGCAAGGGCGCCACGTAGGCGTAGAACGGCAGGTCCAGCTTGTTTTTGACCGCAGCATCGAGCAGCTTCTTGAGCGCGATCTCGGTCTTGCCAGCCCGACGGTGCAGCACGAGCACCACGAACCGGGCCCCGGCCGAGCCCTTGGCACACTCGCGCTGCCAGTTGCGCATCGGCAGACCGAAGCGGATCGCATCACTCATCGCCGAACTCGCTGACGATCTTGACCTGTGCCCGAGAGTTGACGTCGACGGTCGAGATCACGTTCGCCAGGCGTGGGTGCATGTAGGGGGCCGCATCCTTGGCCATAGCTGCTGCGTCGGTGATGGCGGTCAGCGCTGCGTTGCGCAGCTTGGCCGACTCTTCGGTGTCGTCTCGCTCGCCCAGGAGGACGCCGAGGTCCACATCGTCGGCCATCTTGCGCAGCGAATCGGAGTGCTCGACGTGTTCGCGCATCGCTCGCAGCATGACCTCGAGGGGCGTCAAACCGTCACGAGCAGCGCGGTCTGCGATCTCTCGGGTCTTTTGGTTTGCCGAGCCTCGTGGTCGCCCCGGGCCCTTCTTTGCGCCGCCTTCTGACACTGCATTTTTTCAGATAGTTTTTACAGACTGCATTTTCACAACCAACTCAGCCCGGTACGTGCACGACCTTCCACTCCGTCGGAGTCTGCGACCTGCGACCCCCAATGCAGTACCACCGCACCGCCGACTTGCTGACCTCAAACTTCTCGGCCAACTTGCGATACGACCACGTCTTCGGGTCAGCCTCACGCAGCCTCAGCATCAAGTCGATCTCGGCATCGGTCAGAACCGCGTTCTGATGATCCTGCCCAATGCGCAAACCGCGCTCGTTGATCGCTATCGTTCGCTTCACCATCGCAAACTCCAATCTGCAAATTTTTGCGCTTTCCACCCGTCACCCGCGTGAGCAAGCTGAGTAAGGCAAGTGAGTTACTCAACCTACTGCGCCCTATAGCGTTTATGTCTCTTATTTTTCTCTATACGTAGGAAGGTGAGTAAATAACTCACCTTACTCAGCTTACTCAAACGAGACTCTCAAACCCAAAACGTGCAGAAAATTGCGCGTTCAGGGACAAGCCTGTGTAGTTCGCGCCCTGCGATCCGCTTTCTCGGGGACGGTAAACATTCAATCCGCAAACGGCTGCACGTAAATCTTTACCGAAAGTACTTTTCGTCCCGGGGAACGAGCGACCTTCGGATGTGCACCATTCGACCCACGCTTGATAAAGTTCGTCCTTGTCGACCATCAGGGTGGGCCCCACGTCGCAGCATTCTTTGACGAAAGCCGAAACCGGGCTGTTGATGTCAGCCATCTCCTCGGCGTCCTCTTTGCCTGCCTCGGGCTGGATGAAGTACCCCCGTTGACGCAGTCGATCCAGTCCATCCAAGGCCCACCGAAAGATGCCCGGTAGCTCGACCATCAAGCGATCCCCAAGGCTGCGATCCTCCCGGCCGTAGAACGACTGGCGAGTGGCCAGGGTGATAAACCGGCCGGCCAGCGCGCCCGATGCGTCGCCAAGTTGTGGTGTCTCGTTGGTCAGGATCACGAACCGGGCCGAGAGCTTGCCCGACCACGCTGAGATGCCTTTGCGGTTGACGCTGATGTCATCCTCGCCCGACACCATCAGCAGCTTTTCAACGATGGCTTGGGTGTTCGACTGTCTGGAAACCCGCGCGTCGGGCACCACGGCCACCAGCTTGTCGATCAGCGGCTGCAGGCCAAACTCGTTCGTCAGGCTGGTGAGAGTTGGGCTGACCAGGTTGGAGCGGCCCACCAATGCGCCCAGCACGCGCCCGATCGTGCCCTTGCCCGAGCGCTTGGGGCCGATGACGAGGAACATCTTTTGATGACTGGTGTCGGAGGTCAGCAAGTAGCCGAACATCTCCTGCAGCGTCTGCTTGCTCTCCTCGTCGCCGGGAAAAACCTGCTCGAGAAAGCGTAGCCACTCACCAGGGTGACATTCATCGTCCCACCCATAGGGTAGGCTGTTGAGCGTGAAGTACGCCGAGGTGTGAGGCAGCAGTCGCCGACTCTCGATGTGCAGCATGCCGTTGCTCAAGCTAATGAGATCCTTAGGGTCAGCACCCGTGAACCCGGGCAACCAGCCGGGCACGTTGATACCGGGGACCAGAGCCACGGCGCGCAGCGCGTCGATCGCACTGTCGACCTGCCCCTTGCTGGGTTTGAACGGCTCGATGGCGCCCTCCTTGGCCAGCTTCTTGGCAGCGTCAAGCCACAACCACGCCCTCGCTCGCAGATCCTCGTCGAGCATCTCTTCCCAGTTGGGGCCGAGGTGGCGATACCACAGGCCGCGACTGCGCAGCAGCACCGGTCCATCGTCACCTTGGAACTCGTCATCAAGGAACCGCCGGGCCGTGGCCATCAAGTCCTTGGAGTCCAGGACGACGTCGTCCTTGTGGCGGATCTTCAAAGCCTCGCGGCGCAGGCCCCGGATCGTCACCAGTGCGCGCGACTTGTTGCGGCCGAAGCCGTCCCACTTGGCTTCCAGTGCGTCGCGCCCCGGGTAGGTATCCCCGCGCGAGCTCCACTCGTCCCAAAGCTCAAGGCCTCGCGATGACCCCTCGGTCTCGTGGTGCAGGCTCATGCCATGGCGCAGCCACGTCAGGTAGTCGCAGTTAGGGTCGAGTTCGTCCAGCCAACTCTTGATGTCCGCATCGCTGGCGCCCAGCGTCGGGCTGTACGTGAGCAAGGGATCATCGTCGTCACCCATGCCCACAAGGCGAGTCGATACGCCGGGAAAACGCTGGGCAAACAGATCGAGCACCTCGTCGCTCAGGTCTGCCAGTTCGTCCTCGGCGCCCAGCAAGTCACAGATCGGCGTCAGATGGCCCGTGAAGGTCAGGAACCCCGAACCGCAGAACGTCTCAAAGCCAAAGCGACCGGGCTCGGCGCGACTTTTTTTGTCAGCGATGGCCCCGCGCATGAAGGCGTGCACGCCCCGACCGCTGGGTGACATCTCGGCGTAGGTGCCCGCGATGAGCGCGTCGACCTCTGGCAAGACCTCACCGGCCTCGTCGACCGCGTCGTCAAAGTCCAGCGCGACCAGGCCCCAATCGGGCAGCATGGCAAAGCCAAGCCCGGCCCACTTACCCGTGGCCAGTGCGGCGACCGCATCGTCAAACGACGCCAATGCCGCGCGGTCGGTGGCATCCCCTTGCGTGCCAGTGCGCACACCTCCGCCCACGTAGTAGGGCACCTTGCGAGGTTTGCCGCCAGGCTTGTCGGCCGGCACGAACTTCCACACCAGCCAGCCGCGGCAGTCTTTTAGGAATGAGGGGGCTTTCATCTTATTGTTCCCGTAAAGCAAAAGGCCCTTGGTCTACGTGTGCGGTCGCCAAACCTTCCCCTCCAGTCAGGGGTGCACACGTAGGCCAAGGGCCACTGGTTATTAAGGTTTGGCTCCATAACTATGCCACAAATACATCAACTTTCAGTTATGGATCAAACCCTTATGTACATCACGCCCCCATCTGCAGATCCACCAGGTCCACGATGCGAGGGTTGATGAGGCGCGAGCGCGCGATGCCGTACTCCATCTCAATCTCGATGGCGCGCTTGAGCGGCACCCACCCGCGACGCTCCCAGGTGGAGACGGCTTGTTGTGACACGCCCAGCTTCTCGGCCAGAGCCTCCTGCGTCTTGGCCTTCTGAACGGCCTCGGCGATGCCGGTGATGGTTGTAACTTCGGGTTCCATGGTTGGACAACTGGTTGTTTTTACAACCTGCAGTTTACAACCAGTTGTATGTGTTGTGCATCTAAGGGTTTC